GTAGGCGGCAAAAAAGAGTGCTGCCAAATTGATATTGTAGCTGGCCAACGCAGATTTGCGGCCAGAGAATTGAGACTTGAACCTCTCAACTTCTTCTTCGAGGATGATTGGAGCGCTGTTGTTTGTGACAACAGAAAATCCTTCATTTTCTTTCTGGACGGAAAAATTGGTGTTGGAAAGGAGGCGCGAAACAAAGGATTGAGTGAGAAAATCACGCGCTCGAATAATGATGTCCAGACCCGAGAGTCTTGCCAACTCTCCAATCATCGAAAACGCGGCTGTGTGCAGATTTTTTTGTTTTGCGGCCAAAGCGTCCGCTGCGCTTCGCGCATGTTGTCCATCGAAGCGAAGCTTTTTATTTCCAAAGATCGCAAAGACGGCCTCAAATTCATCGCCGCCAACATCGTGCTCGCGGTCAATGTTGAGAATTTCAGAAATGTCCATTGTGACCCCCTGTATAAGAGCGGGCAACGTATTCCTACTCTGTGCTGTGTTATAGTTTGTCGAAGTGATCTCCGTGCGTTTTCGACAGGTATTTTAAGCGTCCACCAAGCAGTCGGGGCTGGTTCCTTGGGATTGGCTCCATGACCTCCATCATCGAAGCCTTTGTGGAAGAAGCGCGTGGCGTGTCGATCGAGGAAGCCGCGGGGCGGCTTGGCCTGAAATTCCGAAAGTCGGGCAAGGAGCATCCGCAGGCCTGCCCGGTGTCGGGCGGAACCGATCGCTTTTCCTTCAACACCGACAAGAACAACTGGCACTGCCGCCATTGCAGCGTCGGCGGCAAGGATGCGATCGGCATGGCCGCCCACAATCTCGGCCTCGACCTGAAGGTGCGGTCCGGCTTCCTCGAAGCCTGCTCGGCCGTTCTCGGCCGCGACATACCGGCCGAGGGCGAGCGCGAGAGTGAGGAGGAGCGTTTAGAGCGCCTGGCGCGCATCGAGGAGCAGCGCCGCAGGAACGCCGAAGCCGAGAAGGACCGTGCGGCCGCTCAGGCCGATTTCCGTGAGCGGGAGCGAAGGAAGGCGCGCGGCATCTACGAAGCCGCTGCGCTGCTCACGACGTCATCCCTGCCGCACGGCCGCGCCTATCTGAAAAATCGTGGCGCAGGCGTGCCGCGGTCGCGCTGGCTGCATGTCGCCGCCGAGGTGCCATACTGGCATGGGCAGGACGATCGCGGCGCGCCGCTGGCGCTCTACACAGGCCCGGCGATGATCGCGCCGTTCATCGATCCCGCCGGCGTCATCATCGGCTGCCACATCACATGGATCGATCTTGCCCGCGCGCCGAAGTTCCGGCCGTTGCTGTTCGGTCTGACGCAGAAGGGCATGAAAGAGCGATTGCCGGAATGGCGCTATGGCGACCCGCCGCCAGACCGGCAACACATTGAAGCCGAATTCTACGAAGTGCTGCCGACCAAGAAGATGCGCGGCACCAAGAAGGGCGGCGTCATACCTTTGTGCGGCAGCCCGGCCGCGCGCCGATGGGTGGGGGCGGAAGGCATTGAGAATACGCTCGCCTTCGCGCGCATCGAGGGTTTTCGCGCCGATACGTTCTATTTCGCCGCCGGAGACCTCGGCAACATGGCCGGGCCTGCCGATCCGAAATCGCGCTTCGCCCATCCCGAACTGACCAAGCCCGACAGGCTCGGCCGCGAGCGGCCGGTGATGGTGGCGGGGCCGGTGCCGCTCATGCACGGCGATGTTGCCGAGCCTGATGCGATGGTGGTGCCCGACCATGTCGACAAGCTGGTGTTTCTGGCCGATGGAGATTCCGAGCGTGTGATGACAGCGGCGGCGATGGCGCGGGCGCGTACCCGCCACGCCCGGCCGGGGCGGCTCATACCGGTGGTGTGGCCACGGCAGGGCACGGATTGGGCCGCACTTTTGGCGGGAACAGGGTTTGACGAGGTTGGCGCGTGACGAAAAAGAAATCGGGCGGTGTGCCGGACACCGTCGCCGCCATGCTCGAGGAAGCCAACCGCCAAGCTGCCCTTGCCGCTGGCGATGTGCTGGACGAGGTTGCCTCTGGTTCGGATGACGATTCCGAAGGCTCCGCATCGAACCCGCTCGATGCGTTCGCGGCCGATGCGCCCGACATGGCGGCCGACCCCGCAACCCCTGAAGACGGCGTCATCCAATGGTGCGCAAAACTGGATCACTCTGATACCGACAACGCGGCTCGCCTCCTGTCGCATTTCGGTCGCAACCTCCTCGTCGTCACCCAGACCAAGGCCCGGGCTCCCTTGTGGGCCGTCTGGACCGGCCGCAACTGGGACGCCGACACGGGTGCGCCGCGCGCTTTCGCTTTGTCGCAGAAGGTTGGAAGCCGCATCGCCATGGAGATCGGCCTGATAGGCCCCTCCGAAGCCGAGGCCAAGGTGCTGGCGGCTGCGGAGGCGCTGGCGGAAAAGCCCGACGGCGAACTCACCGCGGCGGACAAGGCAACGCTCGATCTCTCCGGCAAGATCAAGGAGAGGATCCGTAAGCGCAAAGACAGCCGCATCAAGCATTCGGTCACCTCGAAGAACAAGGGCCGGATCGAGGCGATGCTGGCCTGCGGCAGCCCCCACGTCATGCGCGGGCCTGATGAGTTCAATGCCGACAAGCTGAAGGTGGCGGTCAACGGGCATACGCTCAGTTTCCGCAAGTTCGTGCGCGACGAGGTGATCCATCGTGGCGATCCGGACAACGAGCGTGAAATCGAGGTGCAGGACGCGGAAATGAAGGCTCGCCGGGGACACCGGCGCACGGACCTGATCACGCAAGTGGTGCCTGTCGATTACGACAAGGATGCCGATTGCCCGCAATGGCGGGCTTTCATGACCCAGATGCTGCCGGTCGAGCGCGTCCGGCGCATGGTCCAGGTGGCGTCAGGGCTCGGCCTTGTCGGCATCACCGTGCAGAAGCTCTTCTTCCACTTTGGCGCGGGCGCCAACGGCAAGTCGGTCTACATGGAAACGATGTGCCGCCTGTTGGGTGAAACGGCTGTAACGCTGCCGGCGTCGTCGTTCATTGGCGAGGGCGCTTCAGGCGGGCAGGCCACACCGGACATCGCGCGCCTCTACGGGCGGCGGTTCCTGCGCGTGAAGGAACTGCCCGAAGGCGAGGAACTGCGCGAAAGCTTCGTCAAGGAGGCGACGGGCGGCGAGGCCTTGAGCGCGCGCGACCTGTTCCTCGGCTATTTCGACTTTGAGCCGCTGTTCACGGCCCACATGTCCGGCAACGGCTTCCCGCGCATCACCGGTACCGACGAGGGTATCTGGCGGCGCATGGCCGTCGTGCATTGGCCGGTGCAGGTGCCCGAAAAAGCCCGCCTGCCATTCGAGGAAATGGTCGCGCGCTTCGAACCGGAATATTCGGGCATTCTCAACTGGCTGATCGAAGGTCTGCTGATCTACCTGCGCGATGGCCTCGATATACCCGACGAGGTAACGGCGGCCACGGCCGAGATGCGCTTCGAAATGGACCCGACAGCACAGTTCTGCAGGGATTGTGTCGCCGCCGACGAGCAGGGCGATGTTCGCGGCAACGCGCTCTATGAGGCTTATGTCCGCCATGCCGAAGACCAGGCGGGCAAGCACGCCCGGCCTGTGTCGATCCAGCGCTTCGGGCGCATCATGAAGAAGAAGTACGGGTGGCGCGACGATCGTGGCACGACTTACCGCGTCCGCCTTCACGACGTTCCCGTCAAGTCCCCCGGCAACACCTATCCCGATGGCTACGGAGGCCCGGGCACATGACCCCGCAACCCCCTTTTTGGCATCGCCGGATTGGTGTGGGCAGGTGCGAAATGCAGGGATGTGCAGCGATTTGCACCATGCGGTGCAGGGTTTCTGAAAGAGGGGTTTGGGGAGTGAATTCAAAGGCTTGCACCGATACGCACCATTTTTCCCGCGCATAGACGTGTGCGAAAAACGGGGGATGGGGGGCGAAGTAAGAAAAATGTTTGTGTGTGTATGCGTCCAAAAAACCCTGCAAATCTATGCAAGCCATTGATCTAAAAAGATAAATATCACTGCAAATGAATGCTTTGATTGGTGCTGGAATGGTGCGGAATGGTGCAAAACTTGGAAACGGAGGCCTGAAGTGAAGACAAAAACGGTTGAAGAGCTGCTGCAATGGGCCTTCGTCCATGAATTGCCCAAGGGTGGCGGTGTGGACGGGCTGGACAATGCGAATTCGGCCTGGCGCATGCTGCAGGCCTCGTCATGGGGAAAGATCACGGCCTTTGCCGAACTGATGGCGATGGTCGATGTCGATCGCGGCGGCGGCAATTACCTGATCGAGCAGGGTGAGCCGCATCCGGATGCGCTGGCGATCGGTCAGGCGGTCTCCGATCTCGCCTTCTGCGACGTGGTCATACCGCAAGGCTGGAACGCGCTTGCCGACTGGCCGGACGATGACGGGCTGGTGATGCCTGCGGTCGCACGGGCGGTCGAGCGTTACGAACTGCGGCCCGTCATGCGCCGCCGCGCCGGCATCGTCAGCCTCGTTGTGGGCACGGCGATCCTCGGCCGCGAGCCGATGTGGCAGGCCGAGCCGTCAAAGGTGCGCATGATCCAGCGCGGCGGAAAACCGGCTTGGTTCGTCACCAGACGGATGACGGATGAATTCGGGCGCAAATACGAGATGGAGGTGGATGGCTTCAATGTGCGCTCGCAGCGCCCGGCGCGCGGTGCCTACAGAAAGTTCGAGTTCTCGGATGATCCGACCGGCGACGTTCTCTCGCGCCTGGACTGGCAGATATGGGTCGCTTCGCTGCAATCGGTGGGCGCGGCCATCGCCGACAAGTTGGTCGCGCATCGCATCGCGCGGCTGGATCGCTCGATGACGCCGTGGCTGGGTGAGGATATTGGCGGGGTCACCCTTGTCCCGGCAAGAGAGGGGCAAGGGTCAAAAAAATTTGCTGCCGCCTGTTGACGTGCGGCAGAAAGTTGACATACACCTTGTCACGGATAAAAAGCTTCCAACCCGCCCGGGCAACCGCGGCGGGTTTTTCATTGGCCGGAAGCCCAAAAGATCGCGGGGAGGCTGTCATGACTTGCGCTCCTGTAATGGGGGCATTGAATGTTTGATGCCGACGCCAGCGATTTCGTCCATCTGAGCCGGGCGATTGCCCGCCTGCCGGAAGATATCAAAGTAAAGGCCATGGCCCGGGCCATGCGCCGCGTGACCGATACGGCGCGGTCGAGGCTGATCAAGCGCCAAGCGCCGCGCATCAAACTGCCCGCCGGCGTCATCCGAAAGCTGACCACTGCGCATTTCAATGCCGGAGGCAACACGCAAGAGGTCATCGTCCGGTCGGGCTGGCAGCCGCTCTACAAACTTGGCGCTACGCAAACCGCCAAGGGCGTCAATGTGAGGCTGCGAGGGTCTTATCGTCATGCCTTCCTCGCCACCATGTCGAGCGGACACCGTGGTGTATTCCTGCGGCAGGGTATGAAGAGCACGCCGATCCGCGAGTTGTTCGGCCCTAACCCGGCGCACGACATCACGAACAACGAGGAGGTCTACCTGCCTCTCGTTGCCGAAGTCGTTCAGGACGTGCTTCTGCCTCGGTTCCTTCACGAACTGGGGCGCATCCTGCCCAAGTGAGGCGGGGCGTGGGCACCCCCGGGTCTAGGGACCGTATAATGGATTTGCCCTCCTGCGGGCCGGGGCGACCCCGGGTTTCCGCTAGTCGCACCGCCGAAAAAGTTGGGTTGTCAGGGTTGTCAGCGGCATAACGGAAGTTGTCAGGATGCCGTCTGAAGAAACCGTGATGGCGACGCCTGCCGAAGTGGCCGCGCGCGACGGGGTTACCAAGCAGTCGGTTACGAAACTCGTGCGGCGTCTGGTCGAAGACCATGACTTACCGGTCGAGCGTGACGCGAGGGATCGCATCGTCCGGTTTTCGCTGGCGCATTACGACCACTATCGCGGCGAGTTCGCCAGTTCCGAGAAGGTGGCGGCGGCGCGCAAGGACGCTCCAGCGGTCCAGCCTGTGAATTCCAGCACGTCGCGCGACGAGGCTCTGCGGCAGGAAGCCTGGCTGAAGGTCGGCCGTGAAAAGATCAGGCGGCAGGAGCAGATCGGCCAGTTGGTGCGGGCCGATCGCATGCGCGACGCGCTCACGGTGTGCGGGCGGGAAATCCAGTCGAGCATCGCCCGCCTGCAGAACAAGGCCGACGACATGGCGCTGGCAGTTTCGCGCGAAGGTTCGCACGGGTTGCGCGTGCTTTTGCGGCAGATCGCGTTCGACCTGAACACGGA